GGGTTTAGGGCCAGCCTTATTTGGAATAGCAGCAGGACTTGCAGCAATAGCAATTGCAGGACCAATGGCAATACCGGCATTAATAGCTGTAACAGGGCTAGCAGCAGTAGTTGGAGGAGTAGCTACAATATTTGGAGCAGGAGAAAGTAAATCAGCGGGAGAAGCTAAAGGAAAAGGAGAGGAAGGATCCCTTGCAGCAGTAGAGAAGAAATTAGACGATTTAATCTCAGCAGTTAGAGCAGGAGGTAATGTTTACATGGATTCAAATAAAGTAGGTAGAGCACAAGTTCTAGGAAGTTACAAATCGGCATAAACAAACTATTTATAATAAAATAAAACACAAATAATATGGGACTATTAGATTTATTACCAACATCTAACTTAGGGTTAGACGGAGCAACACCATCACAAATACCAAGTGCTAATCCAAACTCAACCCTACACTACCAATCATCAATTAATAACAATCCAAATTTAGCAGGAGGATTTCCAGCACCATCGGAATTAGATCTTGACGGAGTAACCCCGTCTAGATACCTTGATAACCCTCCAGGATAGTATAAATTATGGCAAACGGATTAATAAATCTCCAAACAGACCTTAAAAGTCTTCGTTATGGAAGCGATAAACCCTACATCACTAGTAACATCGGACAAGCTCCGGGAAGCCAAATAGGATTAGAGGTTGAAAGACGTTTGGATGATACTTCCCGTATTGCTCAAATGCTTATTGATAAGCCTGGAATAAAATACCTTTTACATGAAGCCGAACTTCAACAGATAGGAGTAGGTCAGAGAATTAAAAAAGCACAACAAGGAGGAAAATCTCTAGCCGGAGCAGTTTTAGGACAATTAGGAAACACATTAGTTACTACTGTAAAAATTATAGGTTCAACCCTAGCACAAGTTCCAGTAAATGGAACAGGTACACATTTTCTAAAAGGATTTAGAACCGACACATATTTACAGCCCTCAGGAGGAAATACAGCTTCTGGTTTTGCTCAATTTTTTGGAGCAGGAGGAATTGAGGGAGCACCTCTAGCACTTCAAGGGAAACCTATCGAAGGAGTGGCTAAAGAAACAAATTTTGGAACTGAAAAAGACGGTGTTTTTACCCTAGATACGAATATCTCAGCAGAGTATGGGTACGACACGAAGGTGTATAGCGGTAAGGAGTTAAAAGACTATGACGAGGTAAAAAACAGAACACTTCCAGTAGACCAGTATAAGATTGCAAAAGAATATGCAAAGTTAGGTAAAATAATTCCAATAGACTCTGGTTCAGTAAGCCCAAAAGATCCTCTTGTTAAAACAAAGCTACAGCAATCAAAAGCAGGTGATAGTCAGATTGGTACAATAGCAATTCTAGAAGCAGGAGCACCCGCAGTACTTGGAGGAACTCCGCTATTTAATTATGAAAACACAACTACAGGAACAACAGCCGAAGATGCAATAAGGAACTCACAAGTTGGAGCACCTATAGCGACAGGTATAAGGCAGACAACGGAAACACCGGGATATTTAAACAGCCTTTCCAATACAGTATCAGGATCTACAACTATTCCTTTAGGAAGTCAATTTAAAACAAAAAACGATTTTACAGAAGAAAAAAAGTATCGTTCAAAAATAGCACTTACTAAAGATACAACTAAGTCAGACGTAAATGGAGATCCTATAGAACTAACTAAAGTAGGCACTACTTTAGCAGATAACGGTTTAAGCGGAAACCAGAAATACACACCAGAAAGTACATATACAGGAAACAGTACAGAAAAAGTAATCGGAAATGTATTAGGAGGGAAAAAGGTATATACAAAAGAAATAACAGGATCTTTTAGACCAACAGGATTTGCACAAGACTACCAGGCTTCCTATCAGCCGTTTGCTGACCCAGTACCTATTTCTGAAGTAAGTGAAAAAGATGTAACTCCCGGACCTTCCACAGAAATTGTAGATTTTAGAGTAGGAAGCCTATCCTCATATAGCTATGATTACAACTCCAGAACAGTACACAAGGAGCAGAGAGTTGGATTAGGTAATCAAGGAAAAGCTAGAACCAAAACCAGCTACATGGCCGTAGATCGACTAACGGTGGATAGACTAAATGCGCAAGACTTAAGCGACACAATGCTAGAAGGAGTGGCAGAAGCTAGAGACTTTGCAAAATTTTACTTTGAAATAATAACACCAGAAGGATCTAAGTTTATATATTTTAGAGCTTTTATAGATAGTATAGATGATGGGTATACTGCAAACTGGGAGAGCCGTAAATACGTAGGTAGAGCAGAAAACTTTTATACCTATGGCGGATTTGATAGAGATATAAACGTTTCTTTTAAAATAGCAGCAGCAAGTAGATCTGAGATGAGACCTTTATACCGAAAAATGGTGTACTTAGCTTCCTCAACAGCACCAACATATGGAACATCTGGATTAATGAGAGGAACGCTTGCTAGATTAACAATTGGTTCGTACTTTGCTCAAATACCAGGTGTGATAACATCAGTTAAATTTACATTAGATAGTAGCGCTCCTTGGGAAATAGCAATGGGTAACCCAGACGGAGGAGCAGGAAGTGTACAAGATGATGATATGCAAGAATTACCAATGCTACTAAACTGTAGTGTGTCATTTAAACCAATTCACGATTTTGCACCACAAACAGGTCTACATCATTATTTTACTAGTCCAAAACCATTAAATGGATCAGCTCCATTTTTTACAGACGGAGAAGGTGATTTTGAAAAAGCACCAATAACATCTGCAATCGCAGATAAAGCAGCGGCAGATAAACAAGCTGCAGCAATTGCAAGAGCAAGCCAAGCACAGGCAACAAAAGCAGCAGAAGCAAAAGCTTATAATTCAAATCAAGCTAAGGTAAGGAGAATAGTAGGGCCTGTAGATGCATATAAAGTGTCAGAAACAGGAACTCTTCTAGGAAGAGAAACAGGAGGAGGAATCTAAATATAAAGAAATGGCAAATAGATATAGAGATATACAACATTCTAAAACTTCTGATGGAGTAGAGTACATAAACAACCCTATATACCCGGATATCCCCTTATCTGATCAGGACTACTACGTGATCTCTACAGGAGGTGATAGATACGATACTTTAGCACAACAGTTCTATAGCGACTATTCTCTATGGTGGATTATAGCAATGGCAAATAATTCAGAAAGAGCATCACTAATTGTAGAACCAGGAGTGCAGTTAAGAATACCGGCAAATAAAGAAAGCATAATACAGCTATATAGAAGTGTAAATAAATCAAGGTAATGGCAAGCAATCACGGAGCACCAGTTAATAAATCGGTCGCTATTCAATTAGAAAAGAGGAAGGCAGTTATAGAGAAACAAACAGGTAGAACACCTGAGGATTTACTTTATATGAATGCCAAAACAGGCTGGATAAAATTACAATCCTCAGTAAATACATTATCAGATGATGAAGTAGCTTCAATAATTACAGGAACAGATCCCAAAGATGTTAGAGGAAGTAATGAGTTAGCAGGGTATAACATACTTATGGGAGGAGTTCTTAGACCTGATAGAGGTTTAAGAGAGGGAATTGATACTACAGGAGGTTATAACGAAAATGCAGCCTATAATAATAGAAAGGAAAGTACAGGGATAAGACCTATGCCAGGAATAACATCTATGACTGTTAAGTCAAAAAACACCTACGGAACACTTAGAGAAGCAGATGTTAAATTTTCTGTCTGGACTTTAGAGGATTTTGAAATAATGGAAAAAATCTACCTAAGACCAGGATTTTCAGTACTACTTGAATGGGGCCATTCCATGTATATAGACAATGACGGAGTACTTAACAAAGATATTGAGACAATTGGAAACCATTTCTTCCAGCATGGTGTTTCAATGAAGCAAATACTAGGAGATATTGCTACACTAAGAGAGACTACATGTAATAATTACGAAGCAATGATTGGTTACGTACAAAACTTCTCTTGGACATATAGTTCAAACGGAGGATATGAATGTAGTGTAAGTATTATTTCAACAGGAGAAATTTTAGAATCAATGCAATTTCGGTTTGATCCACGGCTAAGAGTACAGGATAATAGTAAATTTGAAGATTCTAAATCAGAAGAAGGAAAAGAACAATTAAAAAGTATATACCACTATGTAATACAAAAACTGTGTAAAAAGACAGATTATGTTTTTACAAAAGCAGATGTAGTAGAAGAATGTGGAGCTTTTTTAGAAGACCTTGAGGATTTTACAGGATACTATAATGATGTACAGTTAGATGAAGGATGGATCGATACAGAAGCAGGAATGCACTGGATACCCCTACGTACCTTTTTTGACCTATTTAATAACTGTATAGCTCCAATAGATAGAACAAAGCCTAAAAAATCACCAGACAGATCGATTGTTAGGTTTAACATTGACTATGAGTATTCAGGTAAACTCCTTACAAGCCCAGAACACTTTTCGATAGATCCAACTGTCTGCGTACTACCTTTCCCGGCTAAATTGACAACACACCATAGGTTTTTCGGCACTAGCGAGGAAACCTTAGAGGTAAAACATTTACACGATAACGGTATAGCAGCTATTGCAGGCGGAACACCGGAAGATGTTTTAAACATATACGTATCACTTGAATACCTAAAAACTGTTCTTGACGGAGCTTTAGATAAGGATGGAAAACTCGATAAAAGTATGCACGATATAGTGGAAACTATAGTCGAAGGCATAAATACAGCTTTGGGAGGAGTAAACGACTTGGGATTGTCCTTTGATGATCAACTAGAAGGAGGAAGCTGGGTACTAGTAGACAGAAACAATACACCTCCAGATTCAGCAGAAGCACCAACATTTACTCTAGCAGGTATTGGAAGTGTTTTTACAGATGTAAGCATCAGCAGTAAAATTTCAAACGAGATAGGATCTCAAATATCTATCGCAGCACAAGGAAGTGCACAAAATACTCATGAAAACGTAGAGAATATTTTAAAGTGGAATCCTGGAGTTGTTGATAGAATGAGAGTAACAAAAGACATATCATCAAAAGAGGAACAGACTAAAGTAGAGATAGAAGATGATACACAGGAAAGAGTACGGCTATGGCTTTTAGACGTAGTATCCGCCTTTGACGACTTTAGTTCCAATGATGGATATAAGAAGGAGGATATGGAGGCTATTAAAACTATGCATGCAGAATGGACAGTTACTAATGTAGTAAAGAAATTTAGAACTCAAAATAAACAGCCAATACCGGGACTTGTTCCTGTAGAACTTTCTTTCAAGACAGACGGAATCGGTGGATTTATAATAGGACAAGCTTTTAAAATAGCAGGAGGAGTACTTCCTAGTAAGTATCAAGATAAATTTGGATACCTAATAACAGGCCTTGAACACAGTGTAGGTACGAACAATAGATGGGAAACATCAGTCACAACTCAATTTTACATAATTGAATCACCAAGTGATATTGAAGTTGCAGCAGCAGGACAGCCAGGTAAGACATCGAGACAGGTAGTAAATGAAGCAGCAGGTATAGCTGGACCTGCAGGAGCTGGTAATAATAAACCATCTGTAACACCGCCAAAAGAACTTATAGATGCTATGAAAAGATACGGCATAACATCCCCAGTAGAAAGAGCTCATTTTCTTGCACAATGCTCTCATGAGTCAGGAGGTTTTGCTTGGAAGAAAGAATTTGCTTCAGGAGCAGCCTATGAGTTTAGGAAAGATCTTGGAAATACCAGATTAGGAGACGGAGTTAAGTTTAAAGGAAGAGGTTATATACAGATTACCGGTAGAGCTAATTACCAAAAATACCAGGACTACTTAAAGAAAATAAATTCAAAAGTAGATATAATGACTAGTCCAGAAACTCTACAGACAAACTACTTTGCAGCAGATTCAGCCTGCTACTGGTGGAAGTATTTATCAAGAGGTATATCCAGTCTTGCAGCAGCAGGAACATCACCAAGTAATGTGAAATCGGTTACTAAAAGAGTAAATGGAGGAACAAATGGATTAGCAGATAGGCAGCAAAAGTTCGATAAGTATTGGGAGACAATTCAAAAAAATAATACAGCTTACACATAACAATATACATGTATTTACCAAAGTCAAAATATAAAAAAGCAAAATCAACTAAAGGATCAGAGTTCATAATAAAAGGAACTACTGAGTACTACAGTGGAATGTACTTTGAAACTTATAAGAAACAATTCTTTTCAGGAACAAAGCCTACGGATAACGGAGTTGAGCTGGAAAAGGTTTCAAATCACGGAGATAGAAACGCAATGCTACTCGCATTAGGTATCGGATTACTAGGTACAGTAGTAGCAGGATTCTTTAAAAAAAAGCCAACTAACTCTGAAAAAGAGGCCGGGATAGCAAAAAGGTACTTTGTACAAGATTTGAATAATAATAAAATTGCTGAGACAGATAAAGTAACTTACAACCAGACAAAGTTAACTGTCCCAAATAGAACTTTTAATGAAGTAGACTGGATTATAAAAGGTCCAGCAGAAGATAAAATGTTTGGAAATTATCCATTTGAAGGAGCAGAATCTAAGAATAAGAAAACAATCCAAGCATTGGAAAAAACTATGCCGGGAATTTCAACCTTTGTAACAGACTATAAATACTTAGTAGAGGAGCCAGTAATTGTACAACAGCAAGACCTTACATCTCAAACTTTTACAGAATTAGATGCAAATACACAATTAGAAAATGATCGAAAAGCAAATTTCGATTTAAGAAAATAGAAACTATTTATAACTAAAAAACCAAAATGGATAATTTTAATTTAAAAAAATTCTTAGTAGAAAACAAATTAACTACTAATTCAAAGTTATTAAAAGAGAATAACGGGTATAAAGAAACAGTAGTATATGAAGATGATGAAAATAGAATTAAGTTAGTATACGAACCAGCAGGAGGCAGTAGCTATGATGCAGATATGGGCATGGAGGGAGAAGAAATGCCATACTACCTAGTAAACGATTTTCACGGGGAAGACTGGGATGTAATAAACAGTTATTTTGAAAATCCTTCAGACAGAGAGATAGCACAAGACATTCAGGATCACCTAGGGGAAGTAGATAGCAAAGGATTCTTCTTAAAAGATTTTGGATATGTGGAAAAAGCAGCTAATATAAAACCAGACACAGCAATGTTCTCTTCAAATGAATAGACTATTATAGAAAATAAAAAACCAAGAAAGCTTGCTTATGCAGGCTTTTTTCGTATATTATAAAAAAAGGTTATGGCATTCTATATAATAGAAACAGAAGAGCAAATCCAATTGCTCAAAAACTTAGGTAGGAAAGGAGGTTTTGTAGAGGTTATTTCTTCAAACGACAACTACCACCCGCTTCTTACTACTACGGTAGCAGTTTACCTAAGACCTTTGAATCACCATGAAGGGTATATTATTCCAATAAGTCATGATGAAGGATTAAATGTATCAAAAAACTGTGTCTCTGACATTTTAAAAGAGTACAGTACACTTTATACATTTGATAAGAAAGAATTGATGTACCACTTCATACTACCGTCAGTTATAGATCTTTCTTTACTTTACTCAATGACTTCTTATACTAGGCTTGAACTTCCAAGATCCAACTCAACTTGCAATTGGTATTACAATCGTTTCTATGATTTTAAAGAAATAAATGCTATAATTCCAATATCAAAGTTATTTGAAAAATGTGAAGAGAATTACAAAGCTTTAGATTGCATATTACAGTACGCAATACCAAATGGTTTTGACTTTTATAATAAAACTGCAACGTCTGTTTTTTTTATGATTGAGAGAGCTGGATTGAGAATAACCCATGAATCCTTCTTAGCATTATTTAAACCAAACAATCCTGTTTACAGTATTGATAATAATATTATTTATACTTCGTATAATCTTTATAATACAACTTCTAGACCAACAAATGCTTTTAATTCTGTAAATTTTGCAGCAATACCAAAAGCACCTGAGTTTAGGAAAGCAATTATTCCTCAGAATGATGTTTTCGTAGAGATGGATTTTGATGGATATCACTTGAGGTTATTATGCGAGCAAATCGGATATGAATTAACAGATGAATCAGCTCACGTTCAATTGGCTAGACTTTATTTTGGAAAGGATGAAATAGCTGAAGATGAATATGCAAAAGCAAAGCAAATCAACTTCCATGCCATTTATGGAAAGATTCCACCGGAGTATGCATTCCTTGAGGTATTTGATAAAATAGAAAAGTACATTGCAACACTTTGGAAACAATTTAAAGAACAAGGATATGTAGAGGATCCAATCTCAGGAAAAAGATTTACACAAGATCTTCCAGACATGCATCCGCAGAAGCTTATGAACTATATGATGCAAAGCTTGGAAACTTCAAGAAATATTCTTATATTAAAAGATGTGTTAATGTTTCTTCAAGACAAGAAAAGTAAATTAGCACTATATACTTACGACGCCTTTGTCTTCGATTTTGATAAGGAAGACGGAAAAGAAACATTAGAATCTTTAGAAAAAATAATGAATCAGGGAGGAAAGTACCCTATAAAATTCAAATACAGTACTAACTTAGTTTTATAAAATAAAAACATATTTATAAATGATACAAAATAATGTAGCGCCAACCATGTTCGATTATGACATCGAATATAATTACAATCACGCAGACATGTCAAACAAACTATTTTGCACTTTCTCATCAGAACAGCAACTGGACGAGATACTAAGCACAATACAGACAAAATACAAGATCATTTATAATAAAATCTTCGTTCTTTATTCAAAGAGTCAAGATGAGTATATTTGTACTTATAACGTAGAATTTGGAAACGTTTCTAATTTCTTAGAAAACACTATCTTAGTGCATAGAAAAAAAGAATCAAACACCTTATACACAATCAATTCACTAAATCGTCTAATCGAATCTCTAAACGGAGGAGTATTAGATACAAACTTCAGAGTGGAATGGAACGACTATCAAAACTGTATACTATTAACAAAAGGAAATGAACTAAAAAGAGTAAATACTAAACTTTTTCGTATTCTGGAAGTGTAGGTTTACCTAAAAACAAGCTATTTATATTAAATAAGAGTACTGCGACCACTCTATAAAAACATTACGGAGATTTTAAAATAATACCTTGTCGCAGAGGGTTTGTTTTAATTTCTCCTTTTTTTATGCAAAAAGAGGGTTGGAAAATTAAAAAAGGTTTCGTATATTATAATAAAGTAAAATAAAGTTAAATTAAAAAAAAAGTTATCATGGATTTAAAAGCGATTAGACAAAAATTAGAAAGTTTAAACAGTGGTGGAAACCAGGACAGAGAGAAGGTCGATTTCGATAAGATTTATTGGAGACCGGCAAACGGAAAATCAACCATTAGAATTGTCCCTTCAGCCTTCAACGCTGCAGACCCTTTCACAGAGGTTAAACTACATTACAACATAGGAAAGTTCCCTATGGTATCCCTTTCAAACTACGGAAAACAAGATCCAATCGAAGAATTCGTAAAAGAATTAAGAAAAACATCTGACAAAGACAACTGGTCATTATCAGGAAAATTATCTCCTAAATCAAGATTCTTTGCTCCTGTTGTAGTAAGAGGAGAAGAAGAAAAAGGAGTTCGTCTTTGGTCATTCGGAGTAAATATCTATAAAGCATTATTGGCTTTAGCAGAGGATGAAGACATTGGAGATTTTACAGACGTAATGAGCGGATGGGATATGGTTGTAGAAAATACACCAGCAGCAGGACCAGGTCAATTTCCAACTACCACGGTTCGTATCAAACCAAAACAAACAGTATTATCAGATGATGATAGTAAAGTAAACTCTTGGTTGAAGGATCAACCAAATGCTTTAGAAGTACAAACTCAGTACGACTACGAATACATTAAGAAAAAATTACAAGAGTATCTTAACCCAGGAGAAGAAATTGCAACACCAGCAAACATTCCAGCTGAATCAATTGCACCAGTTACTACAGCTCCAACTGACTTAGACAAAGCTTTAGGAAGTAATAAAACAGACTTCACTTTGGAGACTGCTGTAGAGGGTAACAAAAGCACTGTAAATAAATTTGACGATTTATTTAACTAAGAAATGGCAATTAAAAAAACAACAACAAAAACCGCTAGCGATATAATCAAAGGCGGTTTTAGTTTGGACAACTTTAAGAAAAACAAAGGGTTCTCAAATACTTCAGTAAAGTTTAAGAGCCAAGACTGGTTAAAAGTTTCAGATGCCTTTACTGAGTCT